TAGCGCCGTTCTGGACTCTTAATGCTCTTTCAACATACCACTTACCGTCTGACGCTCTAAGAACATCTTGCTTAGGATAATAAACCTCGGCAGTTGTATTATATAAGGCTCTCATCAAGAAACGAATAGACTTTTCCGAGCCTCTTGATCTATAGAAATCCTTGGCGTGTTTCAGCACAAGGTTCTTATCAGCCAACATATTCTTGGGAAGTAGCTTGATATAATTGTTATAGAGTGTTTGAAGGATCTGATCATTATCACGAGCGTTATCGACATCCATATAACGACCGAAATTCTTCATAATGTTTGTTAGATCGGCACCGGGTGCATTAGCAACAGTTTTGTAAACGAAAAATCTTTCACCAACCAAACGCACTGGGTAACTATTACCTGTGATATTGAAGGTGTTGCTGCCTGGTACGACATTAGCTGCATAAGCACCAACATCTGTATTGGCTATTCTAATCTTGGTACCGTTAGCGATAGCAACATTTGATCTACCAACAGGAAGACTTACAACCACAGTGTTCGTATAATCTACGCCATATGGTGTTGTCGCACCAATTACGGTACTGATTGTCAGATTAGAAGTGACTGGCTTGATATAACTTGGAGTTTCTAGAAATCTATAATAGCTTCTAACAAACTCCAAGAAGATTTCGTGTTCTTCTCTGACGAACCCCGGAACCTGTTGATCAATTAATACTGATGTTCTGTTATTTGAAATAAATGGCATTATGTCTCTGCAATAACGTCGAATTGAATACTCTGTGGATTATCCACATCGATAGCTAGGATTCTATTTCTAGATGGCTTGATAATTTCCTGTGCAGGTACCGCACTGAAAGATACAACATCTGTATCATAGAATGAATTGTTGGCAACATCTACTGGTCTAATATAATTTAGCACAACCTGGCCACGGTCATAATAGATCGTTCCTGCGTTGTTATCTACAATTACCTGATCACCAGTTGATGTGGTGTAATATGTGCGAACTGTTCCTAGATTAGTCTCTAGAACTGGAACTGCCGCAGCACCTTCACCAAGACCTGTAATCTGCACCTGCGCTCTAGTATAGTTGCGACCCTTGTTGGTTACATTGATCTTGATAACCTTTTCATCTACCACAACAGCGGTAGCAGTAGCACCAACACCGTCACCGGTGATTGTGACTTTAGGAAGTTCTGTATAGCCGTCACCACCATTAATCATAGTGACAGAATTGATACCAGAGTTAGCACCTGGATCTTCTTCAAAATAAACATTTCTCTGATTTAGAGCGGTATCGATTACTTTGATCCATGGATATGAATTGAAACGATTGTATGCATCGCTTTTCATTAGAGGCATGTTATAGTTGATGATGTATCTTCTCAACTCATCAACGATCATATCAACTCTTTTCTGGACATAAACATCGATATCTGAACCTGTAATGGCAGGATCTGATCCTTCAATATACTGCTGCAACTTAGACTTACGGAAAGTTGACTTAAAGGTATTCAACTCATCGTTATTATACTTAAGAATAGCAGCCCTTACGATTTCTCTAATCTCATTAGCTGTTTTTGATGTTCTGTTAGGATCGTATGTTACTCTACCAGTCAATACAACGAATACATAATCTGGATCGACAATCTCTGGTGTAACAGTGACAACATTCTTATTTCTAACATAGTCACGCTTGATTATTTCTTTGTCCTGATCAGATAGCTTGTAATAGCCTTTGGTCTTAAATGACATAAAGACTTTGCCATATTGAATAGGAACATTATCTTCACCGCCCCAAACAGAAACGGCGTCGATATTTGGATAATTCTTAACAAGAGTTGATTCATAATCGGTTGTTGTAACAGCACGATTTTGTGCAGTATAGAAATTAGGCGCACGAATACGAATTGTTTCGATATCTTCCTTATCCACCGCACCTCTTGATGCCTGTCTAGTGGTAACTCTAACATCTTCACGATAATAACCACCAACTGGCTGAACGAACTTAAAGCCACCGATATTATTAGCGGCTGCTCCTGTTGTATCGAGATAGGTGATTTGAACAATGTTGCCGTTCTTAGGCTTATAACCTAGAACACCATCGCCAAAGTAAACAGTCCAATTAAGATTTTCGTTTTCTTCTACGAAATATACGAATGAGTCTGGTGATAGTTCTGTCAAGTCATTTGCTAGTGAATATTCTTCACTGTATGAATTACTTGATGACTCGAATACTAGAACAGTAAGGGTTGATGTATCGACATTAGCAGAAGGCAATTCAAATCTTCTGTATGGATTAGATGCATCTACCTTAAACTGCTGAGTAATTGCCTCGCCTTGCTTAATAACGACATTAGAAAAGGTGAATGCGGAGGCAAACTTTGAAACAGTATTTGAGTTAACTGTTACGAAAGGATAATTAATACCATTAACATCTGTGCCTAGAAGTCTAGTATATTTCTCTAGTGTGATTGTAGGAATAGTTGTTATTTCATTTCTGGTTGGCTTAACATAAACATCGATAACTGCCTGTGAACCACGAGCGGAAGCAGGCACATATCCAATAGCCTTAGAATGTGATAGAATGTTCTGACGGATCTGTGCAGTATCTAGAAAAGACTCATTGGCAAGCATGTTCATATAGAAAGCATTGTAATAAGTGTTATAGGCAAGCATGTCTAATAGAACAGCAAGACCAGAACCTTCGAAGTCATAATCTTGAAAGGTATCTTGTGAACGAAGATATTCCTTAAGATTCTCTCTAATCGATGTAAAGTCTAATTCTGTGACTCTTAGTGCTGCGTTTGAATTTGCGGATGCCATAGCTATTATCTAATCCTTTCTAGGAATACCGTCGTGACAACTGGCTCATTTCTATTTAGAATAACAAATTCAATGGTTATATCAAAACCATTTCTGTCTATATCTTCGCTGGCTCTAATATCTTGAACCTCAATTCTAGGCTCAAATTCATTTAATACACGGCGTATTTCATCTTGAAGGACGAGTAGAGTTGTCGGTGTGAAGTTCTCAAATAGCAATGCTCTGATATTGGAACCAATACCAGATTTAAAAGGTCTCTCATAGTAGTTAGTGAATACTAGATTGCGAACTGATCTAATAACAGCATCCCTACCGTGTTTAAGAATAAGCTGATTCGTCTTTGGATGTTTCATGAAATCCAAATCTATATCGCAATAGTCTGGTACTCTTGAAATATACGGTACGCTTTGATCTGCCATTTATAGAACCCTATTTGTTATATTTAGGCTAGTTTACTGAGCCATTCTTCCGAAGATGCTTCTGCAATTGGTTGATTTGCCATACCAGAATTAATAGAAGGAAGACCAGCAGCAGAAATCATTTCAGCAAAATTAAAGTCTAGTTGCGTTGCTTGTCCGCCTGCAAGATTAACTGTGCCACCATCAACATGTGTCGTTGTATCACCTTTAACATGAACTGTGGTACCAGAAACATGTGTAGTGGCACCTTCAAGAGCAGCCGATGATCCGCCTTTGAACTTAGCGGTATTCTGTGCTTCTACCTTAACATTTTCTTGGGCTTCTGTTTGAATATCCTTATCTGCTTGCGTATGAAGACTGCCGCCAGAAGCGACAAGAGAAACTTTTTGTTCGCCATCGGTTACCTTCATGTCTAGTTTGCCGTCTTTATTCTCGATATGTGTAGCGCCTTTGTTATTATAGACTGTCAATTGACCGTCTTCGCCAGGCATGTGAAGATTAGTGCCACCTCCACCACCAACATGAACTTGGTCACCATGAGAAATAAACGATGCTGCGCCTTTAGCAACATGAGCAATAGCACCATGTGCCATCATACCAGAAGAACCTTCTAGTTTCTTTGTTTCATTCTTGGCTTGTGTATCGATATTACCACGAACCATTCTGTTTAGGTTCTTGGCTGTGAAATTATAATCACCCATGACAGTTAGATTATAATTCTTGTGACAGGTAACATTGTAGTCACCAAATACTCTAAGCGATGCATCACCTTTCACGGTAATATCTTGTGCGCCCGATACTGTAATACGATCTTCACCAAAGATAACTTCATACTTACCATTGTGTGTAGTGAAATGCACAGAACCATCTGGCCGCATTTGAATAGCAGAACCAGAACGATGCTGAATAGTTACCGACTCATGATCTTTAGAGTCGTCCATGATGATATTATGTCCTGAGCGAGACTTGTAAGACCAATAATTAGGATATTTACCAGCGCCTTCTTCTTCACGGACATCTTTAGGCACTTTATATTTCTTGGGCGTAGTCTTGCGCTCTGAGTTAGGATTAAACTTTTTTGTTGCCATTACATCATGCCCTTGAATAGTGATGGATCAAGTGGGTTACCACCGTTAATAGTCTTCTTAACAATCTCAAATAGTTTATTCGAGTCTTGGTCGGTGTTTAGTTTCTCGTGCATATCTTTGGCGTTTTGTTCGCCTTGTGGAGCTAGACGCTTCATCATTTCCATAATCTGTCCTGATGACTGACCGAACATATTGCCAGAACCACCGCCACCTCCTCCAGAACCACTACCAGAACCACCATATGGCATAGAACCGATACCCGGACTGGTATTATTACTTGTGATTGTATTGGCAAATGTATTAATGTTATTCAGAGTGTTTGCATCATATAGAATAGAAATCTCGCCTTCGAAATCAATTACCTGTTTCGCTGCGCCCCAGGCAGTATCAATGGCTATTTCATAGTTTCTAAGATTTTCTCTACCAAATAGAGTAGTATCATACTGCAAACGGTTTAGCGTTGTCATCATGTCATCTAATGTCTCACACTGTAGCAATAGACTTTCTGCCTGTTGTAAGTATGTGTTTGGATCGACTACTTTATTGACAAAGTATGCAGAACCACTATCACCAATATCATAGCCCTGACATAGAATACTAAGATTTTGTAGAGCAGCGGCTAGTTCTGGTCTATTCTGTCTTTCATATTGCTGTGTGATATATTCAATTCTATTATTGCCAGTATTAGTTGCTGGTGGAACATTACCGTAACCACCACCGCCTTGTCCTGAACCACCACGATTACCCATGAGACCTTGAAACATCTGACTCATTGACATGACTTGGCCCATTAGACCTTGCAGCATATCAGTTGTCATCATGCTATCGTTTGTCTGTTTAGCAGTAGGTACGCTACTAATCTCTGGCAATTTAAATCCAGCCATATCAAACAAAGCACCGTGAATAGGCAGTCCTTCTAATAGTTCAAAGCGGTGTTCTTCGTTCTTTTCTTTAATCTCTCTGATCTTTGTTCCGTCTTCTGCCTGTCCTTCTTTGACTTCTGGTGGAACTTTGATGCCCAACTTTCTTTGTTTCAGTTTACCAAATGTAGAGTTTTGGCCCATAAGACTGCCACCACCAGAACCAGTAGAAGGATTCTGTAGAGCATTAAGCTGCCCTAATACGATACCAGAAGCCGCACCTTGTGTCTTTAATACGAGAACAGGTGTGCCAGGGTCCATAACACCAGGAAACGATTGTTGTCCGAACTGTGTAGGTGTCATGCTTAGTGGTGAGAAGTTTAGATGACCTAAATCAACCTGACCACTGTGATCCATAGGCGAATATAGTTTAGATGTGCATGATTGATCTGTAGGAAAATCACCATCTTCGGTGCCTTTCTTTTCAGGATCACCACCCGAACCAACTACACATACTTGAAATTGTCCTAGAGGACCAGGAAAATTATTTGGATCAGCCATTAATTCATTACCCCTTGCAATACATCTTTTGATACACAATCCATAGTGGTTGTTGAATAACCACCGAGTTGAACCTTATGCATTAATTCTGTGACTAGATACTGACCTGAGCCATATACTAGACCACCATCTTGCTTGTTCTCCCATTTAAGTTCGATCACTTGACCGACATGCATGTATGGGTTCCATGCTGTGACCATTCTTAGAGCCACTTTGTCTCTATCTAGTAGAGCCATTCTTGCTTGACGCTTCAATAGATATCTCTCAACATCTGTTTCGCATCCATAATCTTGGTGTGAATTGCCTTTATTGGTCCATGATTGTTTCATATTGCCGCCCTCGAAGCAGCCATTTAGACCACCAGCAATACCTTGAACAGCACCGCCTCCACCTTGACCAAGAAAATTCATACCCATATTAACTAGATTGAGAAATGTTCCTGTATTGATATTCTGACCAGACTTATTAACACCATTCAATAGATCAGTGAGATAATCAAAGTCACAAGGAAAGGTAATCATAATAGGATATGGATTAGCAGGTGTGGTTGACGATGTTGAATCGGTTTCACCACCCTCAGAATAATAATAGGTCATCGATGAACCTTGATTGATTAGTTCTTTGAGTGATTTAAAGTTATGCTTGGTCTGACCGCCGTTTTCATATGTCATAAAGTGAACGAACGATGGATCATCACCGTCTAATGCCATATTTGCTTGCTGTGCAATGACACGGAATGGATGAATATTTTCTGCAATATAATCTCTCTGCGGCTCACACTGGCTAATTTCTCTAGAGCCTTGGTGTTTAACGCAATCGAGAGCCGCATTGACAATCTCATTAGGAGTTACACATTTCCATGACTTACTCATCAGATGTTTTGCGTCTTCTAGCAATGATTCGTCACAGGCATGAATAGTAAATTCTTCGACGGCAGAAGGACTCTGGCTAATCAAACGACGATTATCTAGGCGATATACGGTATTATTAACCGTCATATTCAATCCAGATGCACCAAAAGATTGTGTCAATGAACTAGACAAGGTAAGATTTAATTTCTCACCCTTCATGGTGTCTAGACTTTGCACAGGTGTATAGAGATATCGGTTGAATGTTATGGCAGTTTGCACACTAGGATTTAAAATACTCTCGCCCAGAATGACTTCCTTTACAGTGGTGTCATCCATCTTGAAAGAGCCAATACTACCTTTTATCGATACACGAAACTGATCTTTGTATTGCGAATTTTTTGAAAATGCCATTAGATTAGCCTTCTAACAAAATCTTCCTTGTGACCAGTTAGAGTATTAAACTCCAACATGATCTGAGAATAATACATAGGCTTAATAATTTTGATTTGCTTTTTCTTATCGTTCAATTCGTTTTCATAGTCATAGTTGGTGATAACATCGGCACGAGTATCAATAACAATAGTATCACCGTCAATGACCTCATACTCTCTAACGCCAGTAACCGATAGACCACCTTCTGTTCTTACGGAATCACGGTCGGCTGTAAACTTTCTACTAATAGTATCAATGCGAGTAAGAGTGGTATCATCGGTCAGACTTGTTAGGTCTTGATCTGGTCCGTCTGGATAAGGAACTAGTGCCTGATCCCAGACATAATAATCAAATGGCTTACCAGCAGGATAATCTGTAAAGCGACGAGGTGAAATGATATATCTCGATTCAGTAACAGTATCC